GTTTAGCGTTTATAGTTCTGAGAGACTTGCTCATAAGTCTACCAACTCCTGCTATACCTGCTGATCTTACTCCTGCCTGAAGTTCTGACATCGGACAAAGTTCCGCGATACTGTCTAACACGATGATCCCAAAACTCCGGGTATCTAACATGTCACACAGTATCTCCAACCACTCTTCCCCAGAGATCGCCTGTATCTCACTTTCCTTTTTCTTCTTCAGCAACATCTCTACGTTTACTATGTAGAGCTTACTGAGATCTACGCCTATATTTTCTGCGTAGTTCAGGTCCAAGGTGCCCTCTACATCGAGAAACGCACACATGTTTCCTTTCTTCTGTTCCTCCTTGATGATGTGTAGAGAGAGCGTTGTCTTGGAACTGCTTTCTTTGCCCAGTATATGGGTTATCTTGCCATCTTTTGGAACACCTTGGATACCTGTAGCGATATCTAAAGTCAAACTTCCTGTAGAAGTGCTTTCTTTTACCCGTTCTATAGTAGACGAACTAGCCTTTACTATCGAGTTCTTTCCATACTTTTCCTCTAGTGCTGCTAACTTGTCTGCAGATACGTTATCTTTTATCTTTGCCATGTTATATTGTTTAGTATTTGTGATATGTTAGATATTGATGAGTTATATCTTTTTGCCAGACACTCCAAGTTGCAAGTTTTCTTGTTGTAATCTCTCCTTATCTCATCCACTTCTACTTGCTTTAACTTAGAAAAGTTAGACTTTTCTCCTTTTCTAACAACCCCATCTCGAAGACCTGTTATAGTCGCATGTTGATTATTTTCTAAAACTGTACACCACTCTAAGTTTTCTACTCTATTATCTGTCTTTATCCCGTTTATGTGGTTTACACACGGTTTGTTCTTCGGGTTTAAGATAAATGCTATAGCGACAAGTCTATGTAGAGTAAACCATTTGCCTTTTTGATATCTATATAAACCTATATGAAGATATCCATACTTATCTAATTTTGGTTTGAGAGCTTGTCCTTTCAAAAGACAAGGTCTAGTTGTAGCCCTTATCAACCTGGTACAACTACGTATATTACCAAGACTACTTATCTCGTAGCTATCTTCAAAACCTTTTACAGGTTTCCAAACCTCTTCTTCGCTATAGTCGAAACTGTTTATCTCTAACTCTTTCATACAATGAGCAAGCCCTATATAGGTTCAAGGAGTGCCATCCTATCCCCCATATAGGGCTATCAGTATCATCAATGCAGTGGCACCTGCTATCATACAGCTAAGGTACGATAAGTCTCTGAAACTTCCAAGCTTTTGTCTTTCTTTTCTTCATCCTTCTTTGTACCTTTTGCCATATGTCTTGTGTGTTTACTTGTTTGTTACTGCGTTTCTAAGTTTCTCCAGAGCTTCTGTGTACTCCGGGTAAGTGGTTATCTTACTCTGTAGAGCCATCAGACAGCTACTATGGTCCCATCCCCACTCTACTTCCATCTGCATGTAGGTGTACTTCATATCTCTAGCTACCTGGAACATTGCTGTTCTGGGTATCAGGTACTTGTGTCTGCGGCTACTCTCCAGTGGGTCTACAGTGAACAGTACACAGGCTTTTTCGTGTATCTCTTTCATAGGTACTATAAACATCTCCTGTACTACAACCTCTCTACCAGTTAGCTCTTTGTAAGCTTGTCGAAACTGCTCTATAAGTTCTGCTAGAGTCATAGCTGTTCTTTTTGAAGCTCTTCGTAGTCCTTTTCCTGTTGTTCCCTCTCCAGTCCTATAGCTTCTACAACATCTTGTGGTAGGTCTTCAGAGAGGTGTGAAGTTTTCAGTTTTATCAGATCCCCACAGTCACTACACAAGATAGCATCGTGAAAACCTGTCTCTATTCCCCATACCTCTCCTCTACAGTACCACCTACCTTGGTGTACATGTTCGTGCTTACACTCTTTCCTTATAGCTTTTATCTGCTCTTGTGCTACCTTTATAACTCTCTGTAGAGCTTCTACTTCTTCTTTAGTTGTCATAACTACTTACCTTTTAGTTTCTTTATCCTGTTCTTGACTATCTGTATACAGTTATCTACACCTGTGTTTGCTCCCATATCCTTCTATTGGTTTGTTGTGTTCATGGGTTTGTATATCAGCAACTGTAGGAACCTGTCTGCTCCTTTGTTAGCTACTTCATGAATATCTACTATACCATCTTTTTTATCTCTTTCCATATACTCATCATACATACTCATAGCTATGTTAGCTTTCCAACTTTCATAATACCCTGAGTCTGTTCTGAGAGCTGTACAAACTATCTCTACTGCCTGTGCTAGTTTTGTTTGGCCTCCAGTTACTATAGCGTATGCATCATGGAGATCGTGCCCTACATGAGCTTTTCCATCTGTTGGTTTCTCTTCATTTCGGAACCAGTTGTCATGGTGTTCATATGTTACCCAACCTGCATCTTGCAGTGTCTTTACCATATCTGGTATCTTGCTACCAGCTTTTCTCATTTCTTGTTCCATATCTTACATGTTTGTTGTGTTCATCTCATCACCGTTTACTGTTACCTTGTCCATCAGTTGTTTTTGGAACTTCTTATAAGCCTTTATACTTTTCCTGTCAGCAGCCTTTTGCGTCTTTCCATATCCCCATATCTGTATCCGGATAGGTCTTTCGTGCTTCACTTCTGGCTTTCTGTAGAACAAGTCACCGAACACACTTTGTAGCAGCTTTATAGAGAACTCTCCTTGCTGTACAGGTGTTCCTTGTAACCTACTATACAGACCTCCTGCATAGACAGGTCTCTTCTTACATCTACCTGTTCTTCCTCTTTCTTTGTATAGTTGTTTCATACCTACTCTGTTTTGTCCCATGTTGTTACAACCTTTATCTTATCTGGGTACTTGTTTACACGGTTACCTGGGAAGAACCTGTGTGGGTTTATCCAGAACCAACCTTTCTCATGTGTCGGTTGTATAAACTGATATCTGTGTAGATCCTTTACAGCAGCGTTAAACGTTGTCTGAGACTTTACGTTGTTTCTCTTCATGTAGTACTGCCTGTTGATATACACATAGTCCTTGTTCTTCTTCATAGTGTACAACAGGTGCAGAAACAGCCTCTGTGCCCTATCTGAGAGAGCTGCTACGTTTGCACCACTACTCTCGTGTATATACAGCTCAACCTTCTTCGTTTGCTCCAGATAGAACGCCTTATTTACCAGTATCCCATCTACGTTTTCAGCATACTCTATATCGCTTATAAGCTTTGTCACCGGGATGGTTAACTCATACGTGTACGGGTTATCTTTGAACTGTGTTTCGTCTATCGGAGGTATCTTTCTCATATCATCGTTGTTTTCCAACTCGTTGACAAAGATACAGCTTGTTTCCGTTTTTCCATCTAACTGTTTCATATATCTTTTTTCATACTTCCACCTATTTGATAGCTTCTTTTTCTTCTAAAACCTGCACTGGGCTTGTGTTTCAGACGTTTTTCAGAGCAACATAACAACCTCCCCTAAGTCCACATAGTAGTTATGTTATCTCTCAAAAGCTCTGTATATAGCCATCAGTGCAGGTTTCATCGACTTTTCCTCTTTCCATCTACCTGTAAGAACTGCCCTACTCTCATAGTAACTACTCTGCAGGAAGTGTGTTCTGGGTAGCAAGTTGTAGTTCTTGCACCTCTCGTAGCTTCCTGCAGGTAGTTGTGTTTCTACAGGGTTCCATAACGTAAACCAAGATCTACATAGCCGTTTGTCTTGTCTAGCTGTTCTGAGTTTCCCCAGTCCCCAGTAGACAAGCACCAAGCTATATCTGCCTGAAGTTCTCGTAAGCCCTTACTCCTTATCCCCCTGTACATAAACCCCCTACAAGCCCTATTTACATCGTCATCTGTCAACAGTAACTTTATCGAGGCCTGAAACCCTGTAGTATCGCAAAACACAAACACCATCGGTTCTATCTTGTAGTCAGACAGGTCGTTTTCTTTAGCCCACATCCTTACTGCATCTCTGTACATAGCTGCCTGTAGATAGTACCCGTACTTCAGATAAGCAAACTGTGGCTTATCAACATCAAAAGTCGTTTTCCAGTCGTAGGTCTTTATAACCTTATCTGTGTGAGAAACTACTAACTTATCTACCATAGACTTGTAACCAACTCCTTCCAGTTCAAACAGTATCGGCAGTTCGTTAAACACTTCTACCTCATCACTTGTCTCCAGGTTAGCTATACCTGATGTGTACGGGTGAGCTTTTATCTTTTCCACTATCCTTTCTGCAGACTCTATAGTTGCTGTAGAGACAACAGTTCTACCGATACTCTCCATACACTCCTTGTAGTACATCTCCGGTTCTTTGTCCTGGAACTTCTCTAAAGCCCAAGACATCTCTTTCTTCTTAAACGCTATCTCGTTACCTTCATAGTCAAACTTTATACTATTAAACGCATCAGAGAACAACACAGAGAACTTATCCTGTTGTACACCATTTTCATCTATAGTCTTCAATGCCCTGGCCACCAATGCATCTGTGAAATCCCCCATCTGTCCACTTGGTCTCTGTGTACCTGCTATGACAAACTTCTCATCGAATGACTCTGGAAGTGACAGTAGTAGATGACATAGATCCCCGAGAACTAACGCAATACTCTTTTTCTCTGTAGGTAATTCACCTAACACCATTTGTTTGTAGAAGGATTTGCGATCTGTGTCAAAAAGTTTTATCGAACTATAGCTCAATCTACTTCGTATACCTCTATATTCTTTTTCACTTATACGTGAAGTTTCAACTTTCTTTGTTATATTCATACTTTTTCCATTTGTAACCGTGAGCACTTTCTTTTTTACCTTTTACTGCTAACCATATGACATCATATGTAGCATCTATAGATCTGGCTGCTTGTTTACAGTCTCGAAATCTATCTATGAGTTTTCCGTCTCTGTACATTTCTATAGGTTTATATAGCATTTTCAATTTTTGTATTTCTTCATCTGTCATTTCTTTGGTGGAGAAATAGAGCCCATTCGTAAGCCATTTCTTATCTATCAATGCTGCTATACCACCCTTGTATATTTGTAGAGTAATAGTTGCATCTGTATATGAATTGAATTTCTGATAATTGGAGTTGATTAAATTATATACATGTACTTCTTTTCTATGCACGTCTCTTTCATATCTGTACACAGCAGTTGTATCATACTCTAACTTATCTACGAACATATACCCTCCTGCACTTTTTGTTCTACCTGTAACTATCGATGATATTTGACAATGAGATAGATTCAATTCTCTAACTGCATCTGACTGAACTTCAAATCCCTTCACAAATTTTCCATTCATATCTAACATTACAACAGCTTTTCCAGAGTCTTTTCTCCTTCTTTTCACATGAGCATTTCTAACCTCTGTAGACATTTTCATCCCAGTTTTGGTTTTTCTCATTTTCTCTATATGCTCTGATGTTTTTGGTTTTCCGCTATGAGCTATTGATAATTTTCTCTTTGTCTCCTCTGATAGTCTAGGTGTACCATATGGATGTGTTGGCCTGATGTTATACCCATATCTTCTATCATGAGATTTTGTCAATAAGCACCAATAATGCTCCATACTGTATAAGTACTCTTCAGCACATTCTTCCAGAGTTTCGAATACAAAGTTATCAGCTCCATATTTGTTCCATGCATGTTGTAATTTCTCATTATCGTGGTCTCCTCGTATCAGGTCATTTCTATGTTCCTTGAGTCTTTTCTCAATGTCTACAGCTAGTCCTATATATAGCTTATTGTCTAGCTGATTCGTAATGGTATATATTCCAGAGTTCATAACAAACAGATACCACCGTACACAGGTGCTATTATATACCAGTATGGGCTGGATATATCCTGTGCAGGTGGCATTTGTAGTGTGAGTAATTTCTTCATGGACTGGTATATAATAGCACTACGAATGTACGACTATTCTTTCATGTAACCTATAGTTTGATCGATTAATTGTTGAGTCATTCCTTCTGATTTGTAGTACCACTTATCTAGTAGAGAGATGCACTTCTTCTGTACATATTCTAGTGTCCAGTTTTGTTTGTACCCTTCTCGGAACCCATCTATCCCCTTTGCTAGACTCAACATACCGAATGCCATCATACTAACTCCATGTTCATCTTCACTCATTTCACTATTGGCTTCTAGTTGTTCTGATATATCGTATCCATTCTTGTATAACCACACTAGCAGTTTTGTATTATCGAAATGGAGAACGGCATTATCTTGTCCATTGTGATATCGTATACCTATAATGGATCTACCGGAGAGCATTAATTGTTGCCTACCTTGTTCATCTATGACCATATCATGTGATATACCAGTATAGTAGTAATTTTTTCCTGGATACACATACTCTAGTGCCTCTTCGCATTCTTCTTTTGTTATTTCTCGTATATTCTTCATATCTATATGGTTTTCATATTACTATCACGTATTGCCCTATATGCCTGTTCATTCATTGGTCCTCCCTGGGATGCAATTTTCTTACCTATGTTCATTGTATGTTCTCTTTGATTTTTCCATAATGCATTATCAGTACAGCATCTGCAGTATCCAGTGTCAGTTTGCTGCCGGGATATAGTTGTTGTGCTCGTGCTTTCAGGTGGTTCTTCCACTCACTCTTCGTTCTGGTACCTCTGGTGCCCATTCCTAGCTCTTTCTGCCACTTCTGGGGTGTAACTGCTTCTGTAGGTATTTTCAGTGCCAGTAGTGCCATTTCTAGATGTCCATAACCTTTTCCGAAGTTGAACATCGGACTACCTCCCATACCCGGCATACCTCCTACTTTCTCCAGGTAGCATTTGCTGTTGTATTCCCATCCTCGTAGTAGTTCCAGTACATCCTGTGCAGTTTCTGGCATCTTGTGTATGATTATCTCTCCATAGTCAGTCCATACTACTATAGCACCTGCTCCTCCCGGATCTATTCCTATGATATTCTTTCTAATACTTTCCATCTTTTCCTATTTTGTGTATTGCGTCTATATAGCCTTGTAATGTGCTCGCATCTTCTACTGGTAATTCTATATCTGATGCAGCTACTATACTCATCCATTTATAGTGCATGTTTATTGCTATTTGCCTGAGTATTTCAATATCTTCCATCTATCTGTAGTTTATTCTTCTCTGTACATATGTGACTGTATATCTATACCTCCATCTGGGAAGTACTTTGATCCTATTGTATGGAGATTGTTCAGTTTATTGTCTATCAGCTTCTGTGCTTTGTCTGTCCATATGAGGGACCACTCTTCCGGATCATTTTCTCCTGCTGATCTGGTCATACCTTCTTCCTTTTCCAGTCTCTCACAGAACTCTGTCAGCATCTCACTGAGAGCCTCTGACATTTCATCTTCATCTGCTATTTCTTCGTTTTCCAGTTCTTCTACTATCATATCTGTTCTTTTTCTGCTATGGAATCTTCGAGATCTACCTGTTTCACCTTCACTACATTCTTTGGAAGTTGTTCTTTGTACCTGACTGAGAGTAACCCTACTATCTGTAGAGCTACTTCAGTTAAGTCTGTTGCCCATCTCCCTTCTTCGTACTCTTTCAAAACATCGTAGATAACCCTGTTGATACCTTCTTTCTTTAACAGAGCTATCTGTTTACGTAACTGGTTTGGTGTCATATCGCTCTTTCTAGGTCTTTTATCACTCTATCTATCATCTCTTCAGCAACTTGTGCATTTGCACCCTCTACGTCTGAGAGATCTATCTGTTTCAGGTCATAGATAGAGTCCCTAACCTCTCGTTTCAGATCTTCTATCTCTTCTTCTAGTGTTTCTACTTTATCTACAGCACCTTTTACATCATCAGCCTCACTCTGGAGATCTTCCACTGCTTCTTTGAACCTATCCCAGTCACCAAACTTGTACTTGTAGTTTTCTGGTATGTATATCTCAAACTGCCTGAAGTACTCTTGTATCGTATCTCTGTTCATATAGTTGCCATTTCTGCGTGTGAATATTTTGGTAGTTTCTCGTACTCTTCCTGGGATTTCTGGCACATATAGTCTACCATTCTCTTTGCCTCTTCTATGACTCCACTCTTGTCTGGATCACCATAGAACCCCGAACATGCCTCACCAGTATCATTACCATCTGCAGTCTCTATATCATACCCATACACGTTACCAATCAGCCAGTCATCATAGGTTTCTACTTCACCCTCCATGTATAGTGCTGCTTTTTCTGGTGCCCATCCCTCCTTCTCTATTGTTTTCTTCGTGCAGTATATCCACCCTACCTGACCACTATCCCATGGACATCCGAACTTTCCTGTACTCATCGTGATACCACTGTGATCATATAGGTATAGGGGCAGTATCACAGTTCCTTGTTCCTCTATCATCCGTATACAATCTTCTCTGCTGAACTTGTAGTCATCTACATCAGTATCTATATTGGCTACCTGTTCTAGCCACTCATCTGGATCACACTTTGGCTGTTCATCTCCGAGAGTGTATTTCCTGTGCCAGCATGTCATAATCGGTTCCTCACCTTTGCACTTCCATGACCTCGGATTTTGCGCAGTATCATCTTGTACTATCTCGATGCTGTATCCCTTGTATTCTATTGTATCTGCTATATATCTGCTCATACTACTGTTGTTTATCTAGTTGCTCATTGATATATCGTATCATATCCTCGGCTCTGTCGAATGACCCTACCCCTGTACCGTCTTCTGCATATCCCATATCGAACACCTTCCCATTGTACTTGGCCAATATTTGCTGATTTGCGTGAGTATCTTCTATCTGATAGTCTAACCACCACCAGTCACTGATATTATCCATCCAGTTTCTTGCATATGGAACTCGGGTATTCTGTATCAACTGATACTTGCCCATTCTATAGAACGATCTCTGATATTTCGTACCGGCTACTGACCATTCTATCTGGTCATATGCCTCTATCTGATCTAGTTCTTCTATTGTATACTGGCTCATACCTTCTCTTTTTCCAGTAACTCTATAATCTCTGTATATGTCCTCACACGTTCCCTAGTTCTCATTCTCTACAGGTTGTCCCTCCATTCTTGGAGAGTTGTCAATAATACCGGCTGTGGTGCATCATCATCTCCCTGGTAGACCATCATCTCTCCATCTTCATAGAGAACTATCTTGGCTACAGTATACTCGTTTTCAGGCCAGTGTATCTGGTCAAACTTCCTGTCTCCATCTCGAAACTGCTCTATATCATCTTCTACGTCTGCTATGATCTCCAGTTGCGCTAACCTTTCTGTCTCAAAAACCTGTGGGAGAGTTTCTTCTCCTTCACCTGTTCTCCAGACAAGTTCTGTACCACTTATCGTGTTTGTAAGTACGCAGTAGCCTTGTAGCTTTATACCTTTACTTTCTGTGCTCATTTTCTTTTCAGTTTGTTGTAAACAATGTCGATACACAACAGAGACTTCTTAAACCCTTCCATATCTGTTATACCATGTAGAGCTGCCCAGTTCCTAAGTTCTCTACGTGTATCCATATTTCTTAACTCTGCTATGTTTAACCCTACACGTATCGTTATCTCTTGCTTTGTCATATATAAGTTTTTAACATCAGAACGGAAGATCATCGAACCACATAATAGTTTGGTTGTTGTTATCCTTTAGTATTTTATCAGCTTTCTTAAAAGCCCCCTCTGAGTCCCAGTTAGTGTTGTTATAACTTGCAGAAGCCGGGTGTTTTAGTGGTATACAGTAGTGTTGCATTGGGTTTATATAACTTATAGACCTTTGAGCTTCTTCTCCGAGAAAGAAAATGACTACACCTGACATATACTTGTTAACTATCTCTTCCCAAAAGTACTGGTTAAAGTCCTTCCATAAAAGTTGGTTTGATAGAGGTTTCCCTTCTTCTACAGTTAGAGCTACGTTATAGCATAAAACCCCCTGACTAGCTAACCACTTCATGTCACCATAAGAGTTGTTTTGTTTGTGCATACTACTCCCATATACTCTCTGTAGTTCATCATACCATTGCTGTAAACTAGGCTGTACACCTTTAGTGTTTTTAGTGTAACTACAAGACATACATAAGCCATCAGCGATAGGTTTTCCGTTCTCAAAAGTATGATATGGACACATTCCCGCTAGTATAACACGTACTTTTTCAGGAGGCGTTTCTTTGAAAGCTCTGAAAACATCAGAACTTGCCGGAGCTATGTTTATCTTTCTTGCAGATCTATTTTTTAGAACTTTAAATATGTTATCAAAACTATCTGACTCTATAAATGGTTTAAATAGCCTAACCCACTCTTTTCCCATCTGACTTTCTACAGCTTCTATCTTCATTTGTTGTTTAGTTTTATACTTATATACATACCCTTTGTTACTCTTTGGTTTATACTTTCCTCTACACCATAAAGCCATAGTTATAGGATGAACTTTTGCATCTATAGCTGCTTCATTTTTACTATAAAAGCTACATATAAGGTTTCCATCAAGATCATACTTTTCTATCTCTAACCTGCCTCCATTTTCTGATGTTCTCCTAGCATGTTCTGCATCATGCTTCATACCTCTTCTTTTAGCAGCACCCCTTTCTACTTGTTTTTTTGTTAGGGGTTTTCTCTTTTTCAGACCTTCTGATATTGCTATACTATGCTCTACTGATCTCTTTTTTCCTTTTAGTCTTTCACTGTTAGCCTTTTTCCACTCTTCAGTATGTTTTCTACCCTTTGTAAAACCTACACCGTTTCTACTTTCTAACACTTTTTTCCAAGACTCAGACTGACGTTTTCTTATCTCTGGTGATCTCTTCTTTCCAGTGTTAAAAACTCTTAACTTTTCTTTGGTTTCCTCTGATACAGAAGGAGCATCTCTGTGTGGATGAGTGGGTTCTATGTTATAACCACGCTCTCTGTTATGTACATCAAGTAGTGTAGCCCAGTAATGTTCTTCGCTGAACAGGTGCTCTATATCACACTCAACTAGAAGTTCAAAAACAAAATTATCTATACCATACCTATTAACTGCGTACTGTAGATGATCGTTTCCATGTACTTTTCTTACTAACTGAGATTTATGGTGCCTTAAACGACTTTTTACATAAGTTGCTTTACCTACATATATTTTGTTATCTACAAGGTTAGTTATAGTGTATATCCCGCTTGTATCTTTTCTAGTGTGCATAACAGTAAGTCCCCAGCATATAGGTGCAGCTACATACCAGTCGAGAGTGGACGTATCCTATATGTGGGGAGTTTCTGTAGTTAGTAAATGTCATAAAACTGGTAATAGCTGCAGTGCTAAGGTACTACTTTTCTGTCAACTTTCCAAACTTTATCCACTTACCGAACTGTTTCTCTATCTGAGGTGTTACTGTCATATCTTTTGTATCTGATAGTTTATGTCTTCAGGGGCTATCCTGTTTCCCCTGTTGTCTTTGTAGTATCCTTGCACTTTCCGGAACATCTCTCGCATCTCTTCTATTCTCTCTGTTACTTTCTTCTTACTTGTGTAAGTTCTGCAGAAGTCACACGGTATGTTGTCTGTACCGTTCCATATCCTGTACTTATAACTCATATCTGTTTGTTTTAAACTAACCACAAAACAGGAAGAGCTATGTCCTCCTGTTGCTTGTTTACCTTTGTTGTTTATACCTTTCCATGATCTGTACTACTGTTCTTGCCCAGTCAGAGCACTTGAACCATAGTTCACGCTCTTCTGCAGAAGTTGTGGGTAGATAGCTTTCTAACAGGAACTGTTTAGCAGTTACTGGTTGTCCGGGCATGATGTTTCTCCTTAACATAGCTGAGGGCATCAATCTTTCGTAACCACTATCAGGTATAGCTGTCTTCTTGTACATCTTTCTGCAGAGTTCATCGGCATACTCGTTCCACCTCTTTCCTGCATGTCCTTCTGTCCACATGTACTGTATGTGTGGGTTACAGCTTACGGCATCTTTCAACTTCTCCAGCAGATCACCGTTCTTGTTGGCTTCTTTACCCTTCTTAGCCATGATACTCTTATACACATACTGGCTATCTGTGTAGATAACCACCTGTTCCTGTGTAGTACTGTAGTCCAGTTCGAGATACTTTATAGCGTTTAACACACCCATGATCTCCATCCTGTTGTTAGTAGTACTTCTGAAGTGCTCTCCGTGTTCGTACAGGGCTTGTTCAGACTCCGTTATCACAAACGAGTACGTACCCGCACCTCCAGGGTTACGCATACAGCTACCATCTGTCCATACTCTCAGACAGGGTTTGTTTGGGTTAACCAGCACTTGTTTTGGCTCCCATTTCTTCTTGTTCTTTGTTATCTGCATACTTTCGTTTTAACACTCATGCTTTGGTAACCTTCAGGAAGTTTGAGGGACAGACAAGCCCCCTACCCCCTGTTTTTCTGTCCTTTGGGAACTTGCCTCTCACCTGTACTTTTTTTGCTATACTTGCTCAGTATAACCCCCTATCAGCCATCGGTGCAGGTTCACACAAGCTTAGAAAGTGAGTGCCTGACTATCTGAGAGTTTCATGGTGACATACATCACCCTCACATGTTTACTGTTTACGCTCTGTGAAGTAGCACCAGACTATCTACAATGAGAAAACCCCCATCTGATGGAGACCCGGAAAGGTTATCAGTGGAGGAATTCCGGAGCACTTGTCTCCATCGTTTTTACCTTTATGTGTTTAAACTTGTACTCTCTATTGGGAACTTTCCGGGTCTCCTATAGTAACACAAAGGTACTATACCCATTTTTACTTTCCAATAGTTTTATCACATATTTCTTCTACTTATGCAAGTTCCAGTTCTAACTTACCGTACACGTTCTTCCGTACATCAGACAGGTTTAACTTGTTACTGATATACGTGTGTAACTTCAGGTGGTTCTTGATGTAGTTACCTGCATAACTCTCTTTGATCGCTTCTGTGGACCAGTTGTACAGGCTCCAGGCAGTTTTCTCACTGAAGACTTCGCTGTACCACATCTCTCTGCGTATGATCTCCAGTTGTGTGCTGTTTATCAGCTTTTCGTTCATATACATATCTCCTACAAGAGCAGCTATAGTCTGTTTAGACAGTTCCCGCTGCTTCATAGCCTCTTTTTCTGCTACCAGTTGTACATAACTTGTTTCTGCTTCTTCTATCACGTTAACCATCTGCTGACGGAGTTCCTGTAGAGCGTTTCCTGTGTGCTTTCTCTTGTACATGTTCTGTCCATGGCTATATGCCCCGTTAGAACAAACAAGCATGAGCATACCGCCATAGATACCCGCTTTCATCGTCTTGTTGTAGCTGTTGTGGAAACCTATAGCTATCTGGCTCTCTTCTTCTACGTTGCTGATGATCCCATACTCCCCGGTTAGGATATGTCCGTTACTGGCAGAGAGATACTTCTTGCTACCTATAACCATGTTTTTCTTATCTAACTGTTCCTGTAGTTCTTCGATAAACACGTTATGTGGTATAACTGCGTATCTTCCCTCATATGTTGGCAGGTCTATACTCTGTAGAAACTGCTCGTTGTCTGTCCACTGTTTCATAACTTTTGTTGTTTTTGTTTTTACTTTACACTTATAACCCTGAAGTAGGCACACTCATACTTAACCATCAGGTCTTCTATCTCTGATATAGTCCCTTCCCACATCTCTTTACCCATCAACCTTTCTGTATCTGCTCTGATAGTTTCCGGGCTGTACATATGTTCCTGCAGGTCTGACGTATCCATGTACTCATACGGTTCGTGCATCTCTAACCAAGACAACATATCTGTTGGTAACTGGTTACTGGAGATGTTCAAACAACTCACTTTGATATCATCTGTATCTACTTGTATCATATCTCTGTAGTTTTATAGTCATCTATATCTACTATCTCACAGTTAGCTTGACACTTTATACACCACTGGTCGTCCTGATCAGCTTCCCCTATACCATCACACTCTCCGGTGTTACAGTTTCTCCAAACCCGTTCCTGAACCTCTTTACTCCCACACTGGGAACATACCCATATAGTCTTATCTATCATAAACCTTGTTCTTTTATCAGTTTGAAGATCTCATCTGCTGGTAGTTCTAACTGTTCTTCGTTGTCCAGGTAGAAGTCTACAGTCATACCTCGTTCTCTTGCATCTGCTTTAACTCTCTCACTACCACTTTTCTTGTCCTTCTCCAACACACTCTGTAGAGCTATAACACTTACAGTTACGTCTCCAGTTTCTGCAGAGTAGATATCTCTCACGGGATAACTCTTACCTTTGTACTTTATCGTTCTGACTAAGTTGCTCATAGCATCTCTTTTACTTTTTCTATAGACTCTCTATCTACGTGGATACTTTCTTTCTCATCTACTTCATACCATGTGAGAGACACTTGTTGTTGTCCACCATACTCTCTTTTGTCTATCATGATCTGGGCTTTTAAAGCACACTGATCTACTATATCTTCAGACCATCGCTTTAACGAGTTATAAGTAGCATACCAGTCTTTATCTTCTACTTCGTTTGTTATCTCTGTTACTGTCTTCATATCACTTGCTTTTCCTGTAAAAAACTCTTTATGTTCTCAGCATGTCCATCTAACTTATACCAGTCGCTCCAGTCCTTAACCCCTTTCTCCAGTAGATATCTTGGTGTGTTTACGTATTTGTAACCATAGCTGTCACATATCTTCTTGCAGTTACGAACACCAGTATCATCTGCGTCAAAAGAAACTCGTATATCCTTACCTTCCAACCGTTTTATCAGATCTGGTGTTATACCTGAAGTTCCTTCGTTCTGACTGTTGATAACCCATATATCTTCAGGTAACAAGTTGGACAACGTGAGACGATCCTTACGGCTTTTTGTCAACACAACTTTTGGGTGACCGTTCAGACCTTCCAGGTTCTCTATCTTGCTGCAAGAAACGTTTGTCTTCCACCTACCTTCCTGACGTGTTCTATCTGGCATGTACATCTTGAAAAGGTCTCCCTCAAACCTATACGCAAACACGTTTTCCCCTGACTTTATCTCTTGTCTTTTCCTGTTGAGAAACCACTCTGAGACGTTGTGTATATCCTCTTTCTGCAGTTGTTGTTGGTCTATCCCATACGCTTCCCAGTACTGTAGAGCTTTCTTTGTCCACTTAGCTGCTGTAACGTGTATCAGTGTGTCTTGTTTCTCTATAACCGGCTGTTGGTAGCTACTGACTATCTTGTTATACTGCAGACCATCTGCTACCAGTAGACCAAAGTCCTGTGCTATCTTCTGAAGAGCTTGCGGATAGGTTAGACCGTACATCTTCTGTACCATATCTACAGGACCTCCTTTCTCATCAGTGCTATAGTCTCTCCAGTATAACCTTCCTGAAGTACTTGTACCTACCGAAAACGAAGGAGAACGATCACGTCTGAAAGGGCTTTTCATAACCGTGTTTAGCCGGAACTCCTGCAGGTACATGTGATATATATCAAACTCACTTAACTTACTGCTAACCAATTCCTTCAGGTCCGGTTTGGGACTTGCTACTTTTATCGTCATAACCTGTAGGTTTTTGAAAAGATAAACAAAGTTCTCGATACTGATCTACCAAAGCCCAAAAGTTCCCTGCAAAATGGTCAGATATCTCCTTTATGATCTCCACTTGTCCTGTAACCGGATCACGTATAGTAGATAAGTTGTATAGCTCCGTTTCTGGCACTTTATCTTCTACTTCTCGTTTCCACTGATCTTTTGCAAGACATCTCGACAAAGCCTCAACATCTACTTCTATCCACTCTTGTTTTTCATCTGCCATCCTATCTGTTGTTTTGTTACTACATCAGTCTTTTTACTATCTCTTCACACTCACTTAAAACTATCTGGTGTTTTGCTACAACACTTCTTATTTCTTGTAACTGTTTTAAGATACTTTCTTCTGGTGTAGTTGCATTATTATCTATAGACCATATCCCTGCTCCAGTAAACCAGTTATCATCATCAGACACTAAACAGCTATACCTTTTTGCTTCATACTGACTAACTGCTATATGTCCACAGTAAACAGTGAAGTGCCATCCTAAGTTTTCATCTACTCTTATCTTCCACTTACTACCTGTAGACTTGTTTAACCTTGCTTGTAGCTTTTTAGCTCTTTCAGTAGCACTTTCTTTTGTCATCTTGTTATACCAATCTCCTATTCCCATATCTTCTTTGTTTTTAACACACTTCAAAGAGCTACACAGACAGCTTCGGACATCCCTTTCTCCAGCTATCTGTGTAACTCCCTTTAGTTGTGTATCGGTTTGTTTGTTAGAAACCTTGTAAGTCTTCGTATCTTTCTCCTTCTCTCCAAGCTTCTAGTACTTCGTCAGCATCTACTTCTATATCGTCCACTACATCTTCTACATAGTACTTTTCTAACCCCATATCTCTACTAAACAACCACTGTTCTACCTGCCTGAGAGTATCACATCGGTAGACTATCTGACCTTGGTACTCTCTGATCCTAAACTTTTGTACTTCTGCCATATCTATAGTTGTTGTATAGCCGTTATAGCTAAGTTCTTAGTTGTTTCTATCTCCTTTTGGAACCCTATCAGAACTTCTCTGGCAGCTTTACCTATGTTAGCCGGAAACCCATCACCGTCTACAGAGATACCGTTCAGGTACTCTATACACAGTATCTGCTCTTTTAACCTCTCCACTATCTCCACAGCACTCATAGCTTTACCACTACTCTTTACTACTGTAGTGTTTCGTGGTTGACGTTTCTTGGTAGGGTTTGAGTTTACATGATCTACTAACCTGTCCTGAAGAGACTTTTCTACTTTTGGACCTGGTTCTGGTACAAGTGTTTCAACACCTATCTTTATGTTTTCAGCTATCTGATCACCTTCAGATACATCTTTCAGAGACTTCTCATAGTTCCCTATCTGTTCCATTAAGTACTCTGTTTCTTCTGAAGTACACAGGTTACTCCTATTCAGATAGCTCTGTACCAGTTTCAGATCTTTGTTCAGGTTCCACATTTTTACCACTTCACCTACTACATCTTCGTTAACATCGTCTATATGCATCACCAGACGATCTTCACTGTCTTTTATCGCTTTACTGCTCTTTTCGTAACTCCAAAGTGTTCTCATGTCTTTTACTTGTTTGTTTTGTTGTTAACTTGTTCTCTGAACTCTCTATACTCTGGGTACTCCCAACAATCACCATCTTCTATTTCACCATCACACTCTTGCCACTTATCAGCAAGAAACAGGTTACACGGCATACACCAGTATGTGCTCTGAAAGTCTCCATCCATCTTTCCTACAGTTTTCTGCATCTCTGTACCTAATGGATACTTTATAGAGCATCCTGGACATCTGTGTTCTTTTCTTGTCAGCACTTTTCTACTACTGAGTTGTTCGTATCCCATAGCTAGTAGTTCATATCAACTAGTGGAGCATCACTGTCTGTAGCTGGTGAGAAAGTACTGCTGCCAGCCTGGATAAACTTATCAGCTTCAAAAACGTGCAACGGAGAGAACTCCCACATGTGTTTGTTCCTCTTCACAGAGCTATAGAACTGGTACATATCTTTCAACTTCCAGCTACCTTTACCCTTTGGAGCTACATCGAACTTACCCCAACTGTTACTACTGCTGTTGATGTTCACATCTTTGATCTTCCAACCCGGTAACCATGCACCATCTACACAGTTGTTGTTGTACTGTACACCGTTCTCTGCGTCTTTAGCTTCTACATAGACCATAAACACCAAGTCCTGGAAAGTATCTGTACCTATATACATAGCTATATCCTTAACTTTTCCACGGAGTAGATCAGCAAGTTTTATAAACAGGTTCGTGTCCTGATCTGCCTGGAACCAATCTTGTGTTACTAAGTGCCTCAACATACCGTAGAGAGAGGTTTCTCCTTTGTAAGCCTGACGATATATCAACTTGACAGGTTCTCCATTTTCTCCGATCACATCTTCCCACTCTTTGCTTTCTTCGTTCTGTTTCTGCATATGTGTGAAGGACCTGAAGAGGTTTTCTTCTTTGTCTACAAGTTGTGTTTGACCCCACTGGTTTAGCCACCAGCAACGTTTCACTTTCTCTCCGGGGTTTTTCTTGTCATCAGCTTCAAACTCAGCCAACTCATCAGAGATAAAGATACCATACTCTACATACTTCTTTGTCAGCTCATCCTGAAAGACAAAACATAGACGTGTCCAGTCTTTACCGTCTTTCTCACCGGTATATGCGATTTCCTTTTCATCGGCTTTATCTGCCCATCCATAGAGCTCTTTCTTCTTGGCCAGATCGGGATTCACACATATGAGTGGCCCTTTTCCGTATCCTATGAGTTTCTCTGATGTACCTGTTCCTGCTTTTTTCTCACTCGGTTTTACGTTCATGTTGTTTGTTTTTCGTTATTTGTTTGTAGTTTGCTTTTCTTCTTGTATGAACACTTTTGCCCAGTCTAATTCTCCTGTATACCCTAACAGATGAGTAGCTCTCATACCACCTATCTTGTCACTATTACCTACGAATGACACCATCATCTTCCCGTTCTCATTCCACACATTACCTATGGCATCACAGAGCCTGGGGATCATGTCCCTGACTTTTCCTGTAAGGGCGAGATCTTTGATCATTACCTGTTCACCATTCTTTTCTGCTATCATCTTATCTGCTACATGGCACACGAATATTGTACATATCTTGCCTAGATCCTTCAGTGTGTTGAATATATCCATGATGGCATCCCTAGAATACCTGTAGCCGTAACCCTGCCCGAGAGTCAATACACTCTCATATTCCTGATCTGTAGGTTTCAGCATTGTGGTCTTCTGTGTGATAGGGTCTTTGATCACTTTCCCATCTGCATCACATACCCGGTTGAAGTTCTTACCAGCTACACTATTCATGTAGTTCCAGGTACCTACCCATTCGCTGTCTATATCCAACTGGCTGAATGTATCTATGGCTACATAGTCATATGGCCTACCCTGTGCTTTGATCTCTGCTGCCAGTTCTTTCAACCACTTGAACCTTCCTACTGGTCCTAGTGTCTCTGGTACTTGCATCACTATACCGTTGATGAAGGCACTTCCATTTTCTGTGTCAATAATAAGGCAATTCTGGAGAGCTGATAATGCAGTGGTCTTTCCTACTTTGCTTTTCCCGTACAGAGTCATTGACCTTGCATTCACAGCAGTTGCTTTTCTTGGTGCTGTAGGTAACACTATACCCTTCTTCTCTTCCATATGTTGTGTTCTATTGGTTTACTTGTTCTTCTTATCTGTGATTGCTATGAATGTTTTCCATCGTTCTGCATCTAGCTCATACTCTTCCTGTGCAGCTTTGTATCCTGCTATCCAGCTATCCTGTATCTGTGTTATTGAGTGTACACCATCTCCATCTCCGAGGTCTTCTACATCTTTGCTGTAGTTCTCTGCTTCCTGTTGTACTTCTTCTTTTGTCATATCTGTTGTTTTAACTCGTCTACTATGAGGTGTACCAGCACTTCCTGTGAGAAGGTAACCGTAAATACTCTTCGTGACTTATCACATGTTTCATACCCATATCCATAATAGGTAATCTCATTGCTATCAAATAGTGCTTTCTCATGTTGTTGCTTGTTTTACTTGTTCTAATACAGCTTCTCTGTTCCCAAAACCTTTAAACGGCTTACTCTGCAGTATATTTCGTTCTTCCCTCTCTATATCTGTTGGGAGAAAGTACCTGCCACTAGTAACCTCTTCATAGATGCTCTCTGGTATCTCGTTTGACCTGGCCAGGGTACGTAGTATCCCATATACAGGCTGTATAGCCATGGGAAAGTTCATACCGGTACTATCGAATGAGTTCTTCAGGATGTACAATGCTCTATAGTAGGTACGGAACCACTTGTCCTTCAACCTTTTCAGGTCATATCCATTATGAGGTTCTCTCTCTGATACACTGTGGTTGTATGGGTTGAACAGTGCCAACACTACATCTGCATCCCTTGCTGTCTGAGAGCTGTCTGCGAAGTCACTGAGCTTTGGTTGTAACTCACCTAGCTTCTGCCTGGACACATCAGACATGCCTCTGGATAACTGTTGTACTATCACCGGACTGAACCCGTATATATCCCTGGCCTCTCTCATTGTTCTACTGAACTTGTCCACCAATGTCTTCGTCTTTCCATCACCTTCTGGTGCCAGTATCCCCGAGTTGTCACCTATCACCAGCACTATATGGTTCAGATGATTCGGCACATAGGTTCTGCTGGCCAGGATGTTGTCCATACTGCTATCTGACTTATCCTTGTCATGTATAGTGCCATGTTTTCTGGCAAACGCTTCCAGATACTTACTGATACCTGTAGGGTTCTTGCTACCTGAGTGACATATCAACAGGTCTTCTGCTTCCCATTCATCCAGCACTGCATAGTACTTCTTGACCAGAGCATACTCACTATCCGATAACTGATCGTTCTCCCTCCTGCCCAGTATCTTCTTCGGTGATATGTCTGTACCTGTATCCTCGAAGATCAACCTACTCAACCATCTGGCCGTGTAATTGTGTTGAGCCCTCTCCATGAAGAAGCAGATAACCGATAACTTCATGTTCTCTGGCTTGTTCTGCAGATACCATTTTATCGGATTGATCACGAACAGGTCACTAGCCAGAGTTGTCTTACCATCTCCGGTCTCACCCCCAACTACATAGAGTGTGTTTCTGGCTATGTCTATATAGTTACCTATACGTTCATATGCTACCGGTATCACACCTACCTTACCATTCCTACCATTCTGTATCTCCTTGTCCAACTCTGTAGCTAGGCTCATAGTTTTATTGCTTGTTTGCTACCTTGTTCATTGCTATTTGACGTATTTGCCATACCAGTTGCTCACTATTCCATTTCTGTATTGTCCGAAGA